AAATGCGTAGAGTGTTTAATCTAGGTATTGGTTTTTGTGTTGTTGTTGCCAAAGAGCACGTAAATGATGCAATGAGTTTAATTGGAAATGATTGTTGGACAATTGGTGAAGTTGTGCTATAATATATTTGTCAGAGAAATACTGGCTGCGGTTATGCCCTTTGGTAGGTTCAGCATAAGCGGCTATAGGAATCTACCCTTTATTTAATTTGTAAAATGTCTATTAAATTAACAATACTCAAAAGTGGAGAAACAATAATATCTGAAATGCAAGAACTTGTGTCTGATAAAAATCAAGCATCACCTCACGCATATCTTTTAACTAATCCACATCGAGTAAAAATGGAACAAAAAAGTTTTTTAACTGAAGAGGAACGTAAACCCGATGATAATAAAACACCCATTGATGTTTTTCTAACACCTTGGATTATTTTATCCTCAGATAAAAAATATATTCTACCAGTTGATTGTGTAATGACTATTGCAGAACCGATTGAAGGTGTTAAAAAATTATTCCTAGATAAGTGTGAAGCATTTGGTATAAAGGAGGAATTAAATGGCTAAAACAATAAAATGTATCTTGGTGGAAGTTGACAAACTTCTTATTAGTGAGGTTGAAGAGATTGATGCTGAATTGGGAAATCCAAATTGTAAATTAACTAATCCAGTTGTATTTGAATCTCTTGAAAAGATGAAACCCCTAATAGAGGCTTCCAGTGATATTGAATTTATGATAAGATCAGAAGACATACTTACGATTGCAGATCCTACATCAGAGGTAATTGCAAAATACAAAGAACTCACTTCATGAGATTTTATACAAACGTACAAATGGTTGGAGACCATTTCTTAATTCGTGGTTATGAAGATGGTAAACACTTCGCTACTCGTGAGAAATTTTATCCAACCCTTTTTGTTGACTCTAAAAGAAAATCAAAATATAGAACACTTGACGGTAAAAGTGTAGAGACTGTTGAACCTGGTACTGTTCGTGAGTGTCGGGAGTTTATGAAAAATTATAATGAGGTAGAGAACTTTAATATCTATGGTAATGAAAGATATATCTATCAATACATCTCTGACAAGTATCCAGAGGTAGAAGTTAAGTTTGATATTGAAAAGATTAAATTAACCACAATTGATATTGAGGTTGCATCAGAGAATGGATTCCCTGATGTAGAATCTGCTGCAGAGGAAGTTTTACTTATTACACTTCAAGACTATACAACAAAGCAGATTCGTACTTGGGGTCGGGGGGCATATAATAATAAGCAAGAGAATGTAATTTATAAAGGATTTAATACCGAGCACGAATTACTTACAAGTTTTATTAACTGGTGGATGATTGAAGATAATACACCAGAGGTTATCACAGGTTGGAACAGTAAACTATATGATATTCCATATCTTTGTCGTCGTATTGACCGAATACTTGGTGAGAAACTGAAGAAGAGAATGTCACCTTGGGGTCTTGTAACTGAAGAAGAAACTCATATTATGGGACGTAAACATATCTCATATGATATTGGTGGTGTATCTCAGTTAGACTATCTTGACTTATATAAGAAGTTTACTTACAAGGCACAAGAATCATATCGTTTGGATTATATTGCAAGTGTTGAACTTGGGCAAAAGAAACTCGACCACTCAGAGTTTGATACATTCAAGGACTTCTATACAAAAGGTTGGCAGAAGTTTGTCGAATATAACATTATTGACGTAGAACTGGTTGACCGTCTTGAGGACAAGATGAAGTTGATTGAACTCGCACTGACGATGGCATATGATGCCAAGGTCAACTATGAGGATGTATTCTATCAAGTAAGAATGTGGGATACAATTATCTACAATTACTTGAAGAGGAGAAACATTGTGATTCCCCCAAAGAATCGCTCAAATAAAAATGATAAGTATGCAGGTGCATATGTAAAGGAACCAATACCTGGCAAGTATGATTGGGTTGTATCATTTGACTTGAATAGTCTATATCCGCATTTAATTATGCAGTATAATATTTCTCCAGAAACCTTATTAGATACAAGACACCCATCAGTTACAGTTGATAAAATTCTTGATGAAGATTTGACTTTTGAGATGTATAAAGATAATGCTGTTTGTGCAAATGGTGCGATGTATCGAAAAGATGTTCGTGGATTTTTACCAGAACTAATGGAGAAGATGTATAATGAACGTGTCATCTTCAAGAAAAGAATGATTAAAGCAAAGAAAGCATATGAAAAAACTCCGACGAAAGAACTTGAAAAAGAAATTGCAAGATGCAACAACATCCAAATGGCGAAAAAGATATCTCTTAATTCTGCTTATGGTGCTATCGGCAATCAGTACTTCAGGTATTATAAATTAGCAAATGCCGAAGCAATTACTTTATCAGGTCAGGTTTCTATCCGTTGGATAGAAAATCGTATGAACAAGTATCTAAACAAAATATTAAAAACGGAGAATGAAGATTATGTCATTGCTAGTGATACTGACTCTATCTACCTCAATCTGGGTCCTTTGGTTGAAACTGTATACAAGGGGAGAGAGGCGACTAATGAAAGCATTGTGTCGTTCCTTAATAAGATCTGTGAGATGGAATTTGAGAAGTATATTACGGGTTCTTATGAAACGTTGGCCAACTATGTAAATGCATATGACCAAAAGATGTTTATGAAGAGAGAGAACATCGCAGAACGTGGCATCTGGACAGCAAAGAAAAGATATATTCTAAATGTATGGGATAGTGAAGGTGTTCGATATGATGAACCTAAACTGAAGATGATGGGTATTGAGGCAGTCAAGTCATCAACTCCTGCACCTTGTCGCCAGATGATTAAGGATGGACTTAAGATAATGATGAACGGAACAGAAGAAGAGGTAATTGATTATATTGATGAATGTCGTAAGAAATTCAAGACATTACCACCTGAAGATATCGCATTTCCTCGCACAGCATCGAATGTTCAGAAGTATAAAGCATATTCTACGATATATGCGAAGGGAACTCCTATACATATACGGGGTGCATTACTTTTTAATCACTATGTGAAAAAGAATAAACTTGACAGAAAGTATTCTTTAATTGGTAATGGTGAAAAAGTAAAGTTCCTTTATCTTAAAAAACCCAATATTATTCAAGAGAATGTAATCTCATTCATTCAAGATTTTCCAACAGAACTTGGTCTCAACAAGTATGTCGATTACGACCTACAGTTTGATAAAAGTTTTGTCGAACCTCTTAAGGCAATCTTGGATGCAATCGGTTGGAATGTTGAAAAAACTGTAAACTTAGAACTATTTTTTTCCTAATGGAATTACCTATTAATGATAAAGATTTAGATACAATCGTAAATGCTCTCGCTCTTGGAGGAGACGCACGATTATATCATCTATTGAAAGAAGTAAAACAAGTCAGAGATATGAATCCTGACGGTCCTTATAAAAAAATACTTAGAGAGGAGAAGGGAATAGAAATTTAACTTGACTTTAGCATAGTTAGACAGTATAATAAAAATAAAATGAATTGTTGGCATTGTAATACTGAATTAATCTGGGGAGGAGACCACGATTTAGAAGAGGAGTTTTATGGTAAAGACCATGCATATGACTTTGTAACTAATCTATCTTGCCCTAAATGTCAATCATATGTTGAAGTACATCATCGCAAAGAAGGAAAAGAATGGATTTCTTAAAAGAAATTGTGAAAGAGATTGGTAATGATTTTACCAAGATAGCATCGGAGATAGATGAGACAGAAAAATTCATCGACACAGGATCATACATCTTTAACGGACTGGTTAGTGGTTCCATTTATGGTGGTATGTCTAATAATAAAATCACTGCTATTGCTGGCGAGTCTAGCACTGGAAAAACTTATTTCTCTCTTGCTGTCGTTAAGAACTTTTTGGATACTAACCCTGATGGGTATTGTCTCTATTTTGATACTGAAGCAGCAGTCACCAAAGCTTTACTTGAATCTCGTGGAGTCGATACAGAAAGGTTGGTCGTTGTTAACGTAGTAACAGTTGAAGAGTTTCGTGGTAAAGCATTAAAGGCAGTTGACATATACTTAAAAAAAGATGAAGATGAGCGTAAACCTGTAATGTTTGTGCTAGACTCATTAGGTATGCTTTCAACAGAGAAAGAAATCACTGACGCACTCAATGATAAACAAGTCAGAGATATGACCAAATCTCAACTTGTAAAAGGTGCATTCCGAATGCTTACACTTAAACTTGGTCAAGCAAAAATTCCACTTATTGTAACTAACCACACCTATGACGTTATCGGTTCTTATGTCCCAACTAAAGAAATGGGAGGAGGCAGCGGTCTCAAGTATGCAGCATC